AACGACGCCGAACAACAGCAGGGCTTCGATATCATCCCGAAGGGCACCACCGTCAAGGTGCGCATGACCATCAAGCCGGGCGGCCATGACGAGCCGGCGCAGGGCTGGACCGGGGGCTACGCCACCGAGAGCTTCGACACAGGCAGCGTCTATCTCGCCTGCGAGTTTGTCGTGCTCGAAGGGCCGTTCGCCAAACGCAAGATGTGGTCGAACATCGGCCTGCAGTCCCAGAAGGGGCCGACCTGGGGCCAGATGGGGCGCAGCATGATCCGGGGCATCCTCAATTCGGCTCGCAACGTCCATCCCCAGGACAACTCCCCCCAGGCTGCGTCCGCCCGCCGCATCCAGGGTTTCCACGAACTGGATGGCATCGAGTTCCTCGCCCGCGTCGATGTCGAGAAGGATGCCAAGGGCGAGGACCGCAACGTGGTGAAGCTCGTCGTCGAGCCCGACCACAAGGACTACGCGGCTCTGATGGGCACAGCCACGAAGGCGCCGGCCGGCGGCGGCAATTCCGGAGCACCCGCGACGGCGGCACCTCAACAGGCGACCACGCAGCGTCCGCCCGTTCCCGGCAAGCCCGCTTGGGCGCAGTGAGGAGGCCGGTCATGACAGGAAAACGCTGCGGCAACTGCCGCCATCTCGACCGGTCGAGCGCCAGCGACATCGGCGGGCTGCGCATCGCCCGCTGTCGCCATCCGAGGGGTGTGCGCATCGGGACGACCGCCATTCGCAACAACTATGTGGAGCTCGACGCCTGCTGTACCGAGCACGCCGTCCGTGCCCGGCAGGGCGCGCAGCCAGGAGGCTGCCATGCATGAGCGGCAAATGCTGGGTATGCAAACGGCAGGCGCGGGGGTTCGGCCATCTGGACGGCCGCTTCAAAATCGCCGACCCCCGGCGCTATCCCCTCGACTGGGTGTTCTGCAGCCGTCGCTGCCAGGACATCTTCCACACGCTCTACGGCCGACGACTGGCGGCCGAGGAGCGCGGGGAGGCGCTCATGGTTGATGCGAGCGATATCGAAATCGCAGCGATGCGCGATTGTCTGCAGGCCTTTGGTTCGACAGCCGAGCACATCGGCTTCGACAAACCGCTCGGGGCGTATTCGGAGGCGGAGGCGATGACGATCATCGACGCAATCGTCACGCGCTACACCGAGGCGCTGACCGAGCATCACGAACGGGCAAGCACGCCGCCGCTGCGCGGCGTGTCGCCAGCCGAGGTTGTCCGTGATCCGTTCGCCGACTTGAAGGATAACCTGCCGTGGGAAGAACCGAAGGGAGGGAAGCCATGATGGACTTCAACTCCTCTTCGAGCGTCTCCGGGCAGATCATCGCCCTGGTCGATGCCGGGATGCAGCAGGCGCGTGCCCGCCAGTCCGAGCGCCAGTACCTTGGTGCATCGCGTCTGGGCGTGGCTTGCGAGCGTGCGCTGCAGTTCGAGTACGCCAAGGCCCCGGTCGACCACGGGCGCGACATCCCCGGACGGATGCTGCGCATCTTCGAGCGCGGCCACGTCATGGAGGACTGCATGGTCGCGTGGCTACGGGACGCGGGGTTCGATCTGCGCACCCGCAAGGCCGACGGCGAACAGTTTGGCTTCTCCGTGGCCGAGGGCCGCCTGCAGGGCCATATCGACGGCGTCATCGTTGGTGGCCCAGAGGGCTTTGCCTATCCGGCACTCTGGGAATGCAAGTGTCTCGGCAACAAATCCTGGCGCGAGCTTGAAAAAAGCGGCCTGGCCGTCGCCAAACCCGTCTATGCCGCGCAAGTGTCGATCTACCAAGCCTATCTCGAACTCACTGAGCACCCGGCGATTTTCACGGCGCTGAACGCCGACACGATGGAGATCTACACCGAGCTCGTGCCCTTTGATGCGGCCCTGGCCCAGCGCATGTCGGATCGGGCGGTAAAGGTCATCACGGCGACCGAAGCGGGAGAACTTCTGCCACGCGCATTCCATGACTCGACCCACTTCGAATGCCGGATGTGCGCATGGCAAGACCGCTGCTGGAGCAACACATGAACAACCACACCCCATCTCAAGAAGCGCTGGCTGAAGACGAGTCGATGATCGATGCCCGACAGGCCAGCTTCGCACTGCGGCTGCCCTACTACTGGTTCGCCGATCCGCAGATGCGTGCCGCAAAGCGCATCCCTCACTATCTGTTGTCGCGCATGGTTCGCTTCCGGCTCTCGGAACTGGAGGTCTGGTTTCGACAGAACGGAAGGGTAGGCCAGGCCGGCAAGCTCGGTACGGAGGGCGGCGATGACTGACTACCGCGTCCAGATCAAGGTCAGAAACGCTCGCCTGTTGCGCGCCATCGAAAAGGCAGGCCACCAGCCCGGCCAGATTTTTGCGCGCGAGGTCGGCATCAGTTACACGGGCCACCTCTTGCCCTACCTCAACCTCAAGCGCACACCGTTTAACGAGATCGGTGATCTCAGGCCATGCGCAGAGATGCTCTGCGTATTCCTCAACCGTCTGCCGGACGAGTTGTGGTCGGAGGAACAGCGCTACCCGTTATTGACGAACGCTGCCGAAATCGAGCTTTCTGCGGCGAGTGTTCACGAGTTGCTCGCCAGTCCTTCGGACTGCGCCGACCCGCTCAGTCTGCTGGAGAAAAAACAGGCCGCACAGGCGGTCGATGCCCTGCTCGATACGCTCACGCCACGGGAGGCCGAGGTGCTGCGGTTGCGCCATGGCATCGATGGCGAGCCGATGAACCTCGAAGAAATGGCGAAGGCCAAGGGGTGCAGCCGCGAGCGTATCCGGCAAATCGAGGCAAAGGCACTGCGCAAGCTGCGTGCGCCTGCCCGCCAGACAGTGCTGATGGACGTTGTCGTGGAGGCCTCATGATCGACTTCAACGACATCCCCATCGTGGAGGCCGGTGGATGCGAGGTAGAGCGCGAATCCATCCGTGCCGACCTGATTGCCCGGCTGGATTCGGTGCTGGCCACAATGTTCCCTGCTGGGAAAAAGCGCAAGGGCAAATTCCTGATCGGCGACGCACTGGGCAGTCCGGGCGACAGTCTCGAGGTGGTGCTCGATGGCGAGAAGGCGGGGCTGTGGACCGATCGCGCCACCGGTGACGGCGGTGACATCTTCACGCTGATCGGTGGGCATTTCGGCATCGATGTTCACGCCGACTTCCATCGGGTGCTGGAGCAATCTTCCGACCTGCTTGGACGCGCCCGGTCAGCGCCGACACGCAAAGCCAAATCGGCGCCCCCGGTCGACGACCTGGGCCCGGCCACGGCCAAGTGGGACTACCTGGACGCCAGTGGTCACCTGATCGCAGTGGTCTACCGCTACGACCCGCCCGGACAAAAGAAGCAGTTCCGGCCGTGGGATGCCAAGCGGCGCAAGATGGCACCGCCCGATCCGCGCCCGCTCTACAACCAACCGGGTATGGCCTCGGCCAGCCAGATCGTGCTGGTCGAGGGCGAAAAATGCGCACAGGCCTTGATCGATATCGGCATCGTCGCCACGACCGCGATGCACGGCGCGAATGCTCCGGTGGAGAAGACCGATTGGACGCCATTGGCTGGCAAGTCCGTGCTGATCTGGCCCGATCGGGACAAGCCGGGCTGGGAATACGCGACACAGGCGGCGCAAGCCATTCTCGCTGTGGGCGCGAAAACCTGCCACATCCTGTACCCGCCCGAGGAAGCGGCGGACGGCTGGGATGCGGCCGACGCCATCGCCGAGGGCTTCGACGTTGCCGCCTTTCTCGCCCATGGCCCGCGTCTGCAGATGCACGACGTCGCCGACGATGCAGAGCCGGTGGTCGGCAGTGACGAGTCGGTGTGGGGCACCGAGGATGCGCTGGCGCTGGCCTTCACCCGGCGCTATCACCGTGACTGGCGCTATGTCGCTGGCTGGGGGCGCTGGCTGGTCTGGGACGGCAATCGCTGGCGTACCGAAGACACGCTGGCTGCGACCGACCTGATCCGCAGCGTGTGCCGGCATGCCGCCGTGCGCGCCGACAATCCCAAGGTGGCGGCCAAGCTTGCCAGCTCGAGTACGGTCAGCGGCGTGGAGCGGCTGGCCAGGGCGGATCGCAGGCATGCCGCGACCACCGAGGAGTGGGATGCCGATCCGTGGCTGCTCAATACCCCGGGCGGCGTGGTCGATCTGAAAACCGGACGCAAGCGCCCACACGAACGCGCTGATCGGATGACCAAGATCACCACGGCCACACCGGGAGGCCTCAGTGGAAATGAGTGCCCGACCTGGCGACGCTTCCTCGATGAGGTCACAGGCGGTGACGTGGAGTTGCAGGCTTACCTGCAGCGGATGGTGGGCTACGCGCTGACCGGATCGACGCAGGAGCATGCCCTGTTCTTCCTGTACGGAACGGGCGCGAACGGCAAGTCGGTGTTCGTGAATACCCTGGCCACGATTCTTGGCGACTACGCGACCAACGCGCCCATGGACACCTTCATGGAAACGCGCACCGACCGGCATCCGACCGACATGGCCGGGCTGCGCGGTGCGCGCTTTGTGGCGGCCATCGAAACCGAGCAGGGACGCCGCTGGGCGGAATCGAAGCTCAAGAACCTGACCGGGGGCGACAAGATCTCCGCGCGCTTCATGCGCCAGGACTTCTTCGAGTTCTTCCCGCAGTTCAAGTTGTTCGTCGCAGGTAATCACAAGCCGGCAATTCGCAACATCGATGAGGCGATGAAGCGGCGACTGCACCTGATCCCGTTCACGATCACCGTGCCACCCGAGCGCCGCGACAAGCATCTGCAGCAGAAGTTGCTGGCCGAGCGTGACGGCATCCTGGCCTGGGCGGTGCAGGGCTGTCTCGATTGGCAGCGCCATGGACGACTCGATCCGCCCCGGCGTGTGGTGGAAGCCACCGAGGAGTATTTCGAGGCCGAGGACGCATTGGGCCGCTGGCTCGATGAGCGCTGCGTGCGCGAAGCCAACGCCAAGTCGCTGACCGCCGAGCTTTTCAACGACTGGAAGCAGTGGGCCGACAGTGCCGGTGAGTTTGTCGGCTCGCAGCGGCGCTTCTCCGATCTCTTGATCACGCGCGGGCTGGAGAAGTGGCGCAACAGTATGGGTGTACGCGGCTTTCGGGGCGTGGGTCTCAAGGATCCGCCCAAGCCCGCCTACACCCCTTATGCCGACAACTGAACCCCATGACGACACACCGGACTGACGCTTCCGACGCTCTACATCGTAACTCTCTATACGCGTGTGCGCGTGCGCGCGTCACGGGAAGTTACGACATGATCCGTCGGAAGCGTCAGGCCAATCACGAACAAGGACTGACACCATGACCACGACCATCCTCGCCCTCGATCTGGGCACCACCACCGGCTGGGCGCTGCGCGGCAGTGACGGCCACATCACGAGCGGATCCGAGAGCTTCCGGCCGCAGCGCTTCGAAGGCGGCGGCATGCGCTTTCTGCGCTTCAAGCGCTGGCTGACCGAGATCAAGCAATCCTGCGACGGCATCGACTGCCTGCACTTCGAGGAAGTGCGTCGCCATGTCTCGACCGACGCGGCCCACGCCTACGGCGGATTCCTGGCCACGCTCACGGCGTGGTGCGAGCACCACCA